TACTCAACATCAAAATGGTCAAGAAGAGAAAGAGCTCTGGACGAAACAGAAAGAGCCGCAGTAGAAACACATGGGTTACACAACCTAGGTGACTTCAGACCAAAAGAGCCAACTGATGCAGAAGTAAAAATAATTAAAGAATTATTTGAGAAATCTGTAGAAGGTGAAGCTTTCGATCTAGAGCAATATGGACAGTATTACAGACCTGCTGGAATGGCTTACCAAGCTAAACCGCAAGTGACTGTACCAACAGCAACTCCAGTAACTGAAACTGCCCCAGCGGCGGCACCAGTGACTGAATCTGCACCAGCACCACAACCAACAGCGGCTCCGGTAACGGCGGCTCCTGCAGGTGACAGTGCCAAGAGAGCAGAGGACATCCTGAAGTTGATTAGATCAAGACAAGCAAAATAATCTGACATTTTACCAAGGCCCTGATATTGACGTTAGGGCCTAGGTATGCTAATATATGATATACAAAGGATAAAATTATGACAAAAGTATTTGACGCAACTAAATTTAGAAAAAGCATTACAAAATCAATCCAAGGTCTGGGCATAGGATTTAGCGATCCCACAGATTGGATATCAACAGGAAATTACGCATTGAACTATTTGATGACTGGTGATTTCAACAAAGGAATTCCACTAGGTAAGGTAACTGTACTTGCAGGAGAATCTGGAGCAGGTAAATCTTACATAGCATCAGGGAACATAATCAAGAATGCACAGGATCAAGGTATCTTTGTTATCTTAATTGATACGGAGAACGCACTAGATGAAAAATGGTTACAAGCATTGAAAGTGGACACATCAGAAGATAAACTTCTAAAATTAAGTATATCAATGATCGATGATGTAGCGAAGACTATCTCAGAGTTCATGAAAGGTTACAAGGAAGCACACTCAGACGACAAAGAGGGTGCACCTAAAGTACTATTTGTTATAGACAGTTTGGGCATGATGCTCACACCAACTGACGTCAATCAATTCGAAGCAGGAGACATGAAAGGTGACCTGGGTAGAAAACCCAAGGCACTGACAGCACTTGTAAGAAACTGTGTTAACATGTTTGGTTCGTGGAACGTTGGACTTATAGCAACCAACCACACATATGCATCACAGGATATGTTTGATCCAGATGACAAGATATCAGGTGGACAAGGCTTTATCTATGCCAGTTCAATCGTTATTGCAATGAAGAAACTTAAATTGAAAGAAGATCTAGACGGTAACAAAGTCACAGATGTGAGAGGTATAAGAGCCGCTTGTAAAGTCATGAAAACAAGATACTCTAAACCTTTTGAATCAGTACAGGTTAAGATTCCATACGAAACAGGTATGAACCCATACAGTGGACTAGTTGACCTATTTGAGAAGAAGGGTGTGCTAGTACAACAAGGAAATAGACTGAAATACATCGATAAAGCAGGTAAAGAACATATCGATTTCAGGAAACAATGGATAGGTGATAAATTAGATATGCTAATGGCAGACTTCAAAGAAGACACAGACTTTGCTGACAAAGTTGAAGAGCCAGAAGCTAAAATAAAAACTAAAAAAGCTGAACCAATTAAAGAAACGAAATAAATGATAGACTTTACACACGAAGATATTGAACGTTTGTGGAACTCCATTGTGCATTACGTCCCCGAGAGACAGAAATTGGACATGGCTATTGATTTCATTAAAAGTTTAGAGGATATCGGTGTAGAGCATGACGAACTAAAAGCATCTGCAGAATACGATCCAAAACTTGAAGAAGCAATAGCAACTGTGTTCGAAGAAGAGGAAGTGGACGAAGATGGATATAGTGAGGATGAATGATAAACTGGTACAATGAAGTAAGTAGAAATTTATCTAAGATACCTGATTGTGTAGCATACTTTGATCTAGAACTAATAGAAGCAAAGAAGCAGTGCAAGATATATGGCAATCTAGAGAGAGCGGCCGCTTCATTGCCTGGCATAGTTGAGGAAAGATTTGGACAACTACAACAACTAGAAGCCATACTAGAATACCTAAACATAGAACTAAGAAGATTGAGATCTAAAACTTTTAGAAAATTCCTTGAAAACTACAATAGAGCATTAAGCAGTAATGATGCAACAAAATTTGTTGACGGGGAAGATGATGTTGTTGACATGACAAAAATAATCAACGACTTTGCACTGATAAGAAATCAGTGGCTATCCATCACCAAAGGCTTGGATCAAAAACAATGGCAAATAACAAACATTGTTAAATTGAGAGTAGCGGGCATGGAAGATGCCGATATCTAATAGAATAATACTCACAGATGTAGACGGTGTGCTGTTGGAATGGGAACACCATTTCACCAAGTGGTTACAGCTACGATCATATTTTGACGAAAATGGAACTAGAAATTATCCTTACAAGTTAGTAGACATAGGGCAGGACGACTACGAGATGGCTCACAGATTTGGTGTTAGTAAAGATACAATTAGACAAGAGATCAGAGAGTTCAACAGGAGTGCCTGGATGGGCACACAAAGACCAATGTTAGAATCACAGACGTGGGTCAAACTACTTGCGGCAGAAGGATGGACGTTTGTACCGATAACATCACAGACATCGGACATACCAGCACAGTGTCTACGTAAGAAAAGACTAGGTGAATTATTTGGTGAGCATATCTTTAAGAATTACCATATACTAGGTACAGGAGCAGATAAAGATTCAGCATTATCGGAGTTTCATGACACCGGACTATATTGGGTCGAGGACAAGCCTAAGAACGCTTTAGCCGGGCTCAATTACGGTTTAAAGCCCATATTAATCGATCATCCATACAACAGAGATTTTAATCACCCCGAGATCATACGTGTAAATAATTGGAAACAAATACACGAGATATTATCCAAATGAAAATTTATGTAGGTTGGGATTCAAGAGAAGACATTTCATACCAAGTGTGTGAACACTCTATCAAACGTAGAGATCCATTAGCAGAAGTACAACCACTCAAACAGAACGAGATGAGACAGCAAGGTATCTACACTCGTGAAGTTGACAAACTGGCAACAACAGAATTCACGTTTACAAGATTCTTTGTTCCGCATCTTAACAACTACAAAGGTTGGGCGGTGTTCTGTGACTGCGATTTCCTTTGGAAGATACCAACAAAAGAACTAGAACAGTACTGTGATGATTCAAAGGCAGTGGTATGTGTGCAACACGATTACACACCGGAAGAGGGATCAATCAAGATGGACGGACAAGTGCAGACTGCATATCCAAGGAAAAATTGGTCAAGCATGGTGCTCTGGAATTGCGGGCATGAGAAGAATAAAATACTGACTCCAGAGTTCCTGAATAAACAGACTCCAAAATTCCTACACAGATTCAGCTGGTTAGAAGATTCAGATATTGGATCACTACCACATGAATACAACTGGTTAGTGGGTTGGTACAAAGAACCAAAAGATGGTGCACCAAAAATACTACACTACACAGAGGGCGGACCATGGTTTGATGGTTACAGGGATTGCGAGTACTCCGACGATTGGAAGAAAGAAGTCATCAACCTGTTCAGTGCATAATGGAATTTTTCAAAAGACTAAACAAAAAATATTATCATACAGATCCAGTGGAACATATTATCGGAGAACAGATACGTAAATTGGCCGAGTACGATGATCTATATGAGAATCAAACACGTTTCGAGGGTACAGTCTGGACAAAATTTAAAGAGACACACAACTTAACTTGTCAGTTTCATAACGACCTTAAGGACATAGATCTTTCAAAGGATATTACATGCTTATGGTTCTTCCGAGAACGAGCTGATAGATCTGCTGGAAATGATATATTATTAAAAGATAAAACAATAACTTATAATCCAAATGCACTTTTTGTTACGTCATCAAAAGAAATTAAAATTGTTGAACGGAAGAAATTCTTTCCTAGGAGACCATGTGTACAAATAGACATAAACAACGAGATGTATTTAAATATAAAAAAAGGATTGGACATAAATGAGTGAAGGTGAAAGATTTGTAGAGAAATGTTTACAAACTGAGGTGCAGTTGCAACCATGGCCGTACCAGGTAATTGATGATACCCTGAGTGAGAATGCGTTTACAAAGTTACAGGAAGGTTGCGATAAAAATTTAAAATTCGATACAACAGAACTACATCATATATTTCCAGATCAATACAAAGATTGGGACATAGATTTCTACGACGAGACCGTAGACATATGCACTAACCTGTTGAGAAATATAAAGAAACTTGTTGGAGTATATCCTGCCAGTAGATCATATGAAAAACTTGGAGTGAACGCACACGTTTCAATTACTCCAAAGTTGCCATACAAATTCCATGTACACCAAGAGGGACTGGAAAAAATATGGAGTTCTGTCACATACATTACACCTGAAAAAAATGTAGGGACAAAAATGTATAAGACAAATAACTCAGTATCGTTTGTTAAAGAAGCAGAATGGAAAAGGAATAGCACATTTATATTCTGTGGACAGGAGAATAAAACATGGCATTCATATGAAAGTGATCAAGATTGTAACAGGATCACATTGAATCTTTTTATACAAAAGACACGCAAAAATAAATGCTTTATGGAGTTTGCTGATCTTTAATAAAATCCTGCAGTGCTTTGATATCTGTATTGAGGTGTCTTTTCTTAACCTTATCCCAAACAAAATTATCCCTATTATTGATGTTTAAGTGTTTACGCACTTGTTCACCTGTATCGTCAAACATCTTCTTTGCTTTGAACACAACAGTTGGCAGATAGAGACATCTTCCCAACTTACGTGCAACTTTCTGTGTGTACGAATCAACGTGCCAGTGCCAAAAAAATGGAGGTGCTAGATATCCTAGTGTATTGATCCAGTTCTTGTGTACAGCAAAATGTGCCGCAGGTAATGGTTTGTCAGGCCACAAATTAGGTTCATCCATGTCATACTTTAACGTACCTTTCATTCTTCCATCGCTGGGTACAACCATTAAGATTTTATCTTGATACCTGTTGAATTCGTTTACAATTATGTTGTCCCAACCTTGTGTTTGTATTTGCACATCATCACCCATGAGCATTACTATGTCATGTTTGGCCTTACGAGCCATTAGATTCCAACTGTAACAAGTGGACTGGTTTGGGCCGACTGTGTAGTGTTTCTCATCTAACAGATCTTTGTACTTTTCTAACGTGGTATCATCTTCGTTTAGATAGAATAAAAATTCAGTCTTACCTGTTTGTGTAGATGTTGCTGTATCAACTAAACGTTTTGCTAAATCGGGTCTGCCTCTTGATGGTATACAAAACGAAATCATATTAATTTATTCTTCCAGGTCTCTGGAGTCTTGTCGTTTATGATCTCCAACGGTAAGTGATATTGAAATTTCTTTGTGCCTCTGGTCCTTATGTATTCTGCAGTCTTCTTGACCGACTGTCGCATATTTGTTGCTGTGCTGTAACCTAATAAATCTCTCGCCTTGTCTGACGAACATACCGCTAGTTTGACTTCCTTGGGTCTGTCTTTATGATGTATAGGATCTAAATTAATTCCTGTTTCATTAGCACAGGCTTCTGCTAACTCGTTGATTGTGATAGGTTCTTCATCTGGCCCTATGTTGATCACTTCGCCAATAACGTTGTCTTGGAACGCAAGGGCATTCAAACAGTACAAGCAATCATCAATGTAGCTGAAACATCTTTGTTGTTCACCATCTCCATAAATGATAGGTTGTTTACCTTGCAACATCCTGTTCAACATTATGGACATCACGTTCCTGAATGGATCATCATACTTCTGTCTTGGCCCAACTATGTTGTGAGGCACAGCAATAACATAATCCACCCCGTGAGTTTCACATAGATTCCGTAACACATCTTCTCCGGCCTTCTTTGCGATACCATAAGGGTCTTGTGGACGACACTCGTAATCTTCCTTGTACGGCATCTTGTCATGGTGTCCATACCTCGCCATGCTTGAACAATACACAATACGTTTTACTTTGTTTCTTATTGCCGCTGTGATTGTTGTGACTGATGCCTCAAAAATATTTCTCGTGACAAGCACTGGGGAGAACACAGACAGTCCTTCGTATGCTGTTGCGGCAGTGTGATACACTATGTCACAACCTTCCATTGCTTTGGTCATGTTCTCTAGATTACAACAGTCTACTTGATGGAATTCCACATCCTGTGGCACGTTGTCTGTGTACCCACCAATCATGTTGTCATTGCCAGCAACAGTGTGTCCTTGTGATAGCATTAGATCTGCTAGGTGCGACCCTAGGAATCCTGCCACACCTGTTATGAAAATCTTCATATGTCTATTTACTGTTACCTTTCTTACGCCATACTACATCCGGCCAAACCTTGATCATGATTTCAAATCCAGTTTTTTTTAGATGTTTTTCAATTTCTAGATTACTGCTACCATATTTTTTTGAATTATTATTAAGTTCTATCATTAGATAGTCAACATTTTTCAATGTATTCTCAGCACCTTTTAGCACTTCCATTTCAAAACCTTCAACATCAATTTTAATTAAATCAACATCATCGAGATTCAAACTGTCTATGGTTACCATGGGTATGGTACCGTCTCCCACTACACGTTTCGCCTGTGTGAAATTGTCTTCCGACAATGCTATCATTTTTTCTTCATTGCCTACTGCAAGTTGATGTGTTTCAACATCTTCGGGACAATTCTTCACAAGGCATTCGTAATGAACGGGGTCTGGTTCAAATGCAATTACTCTCCCACAAAACTCATTCATGGACATTGTCCATGTGCCCACCCATGCTCCGATGTCTAGTATATGATTGAACTTTATATCGTTACTTTTGCAGTGCGTGATAAGTTTTTCGAGACACTTGTTCTGTGTAAAATTTTTATCTTTTTTCCAATCCTCGATGTGTACATCATTTGACGGAACCCAGAATCCATTTATTTTTTCAATTGACATTCCATATGTCCTTTACAAGAGGTTGTAGTTCAGATGCCCATGCCTTTTGTCCATAAACATTTGGATGTTCGTCTAAATCCGAAACAACGAATTTCTTTTTGAGACACCAGCCATGTTGGGTCTCATTAAAACTACCTTGTAGTTTATAAAAATATTTTTGGTCCACTTTTTCCAACAGCCTTCTACACTCATTGGTTAGTGGTCTATCAAATCCATTGTACAGTGCGTTGAACATCAAGTATGGAGTCTTGTTCAGCTTCAGGAAAGACTGCATGTAGAGTATTTGCAGAGCCGTTCTGATCTGTCCATCGGCCTCCAGTGCCGGTGAGTAGTGTGTCTCCCCTCGGTATATCCATGGCGTGAAAGGTAGGTCCTTGTAATAGGGAGGTGATTTAGGATCTACCATCTTCCATGTGTGCCAGTATGTACTATTACGAGAAGTAGTCAGTGC